AATGAAAGAGGAAATTTCAGAACTTGAATTAGCTTTATTGAATAACGATAAGTTTAATGAAAACGAAGAACTTTCAGATATTAGTCACGTTTGCGATGCTTATGCTTTAAATTACGGAATAGATTTGCAATCCGAGAAAGAATCAAAGATGCGTTATAACGAAACAAGAACTGATTAGTGTTTTATAACACATACAATTAACATTCAACTAAATTCATTAAAAGTATTTTTGTAAAATATTAATAACGACTAAAATTAAAACATGAACAAAGAATTAACCTACGAAGATTTTTTAAAGACCAAACAAAAGCAAATTATTGAATCAGGTTTTGATATTGATGAATCAGAACTTAATCCGATGCTTTTTGACTTCCAGAAGTTTACAGTTAAGCGAGCATTAAAATCCGGCAAGTATGCAATTTTTGCCAATACCGGACAGGGTAAAACACCAATGCAACTTGAAATTGCTCATCAAGTATTTTTAAAGACACAAAAACCTGTTTTAATTTTAGCACCTTTGGCAGTTACCGGACAAACAATCGAGCAAGGTGTTAAGTTTGGAATTGAAGTAAAATGGTTTACAGAAGATTCAAATATCAGTATTGCTAACTACGATCAACTTGAAAACATTGATACTGAAAAATATGGATGTGTTTGTCTGGATGAAAGTTCTATCCTAAAAAACGAACAAGGCAAGTTTAGAAACTTACTGATTGATACATTCAAAAAGACTCCGTATAAATTCTGTTTTTCAGCAACACCTTCACCGAACGATCCGATGGAACTTGGCAACCATAGCCAATTATTAGATGCTATGACGTACAATGAAATGCTTGCCATGTTTTTTGTTAATGATATGCAATCAACTCAAAAATGGCGGTTAAAAGGTCATGCAATTGATAAATTTTATGAGTTTGTTAGTACATGGTCTATAATGTATTCACACCCTAAAGATATTGGATTTGATGCACCCGGATTTGATTTACCAGAACTTGAAATAGTAGAATTGCAAGTTTCAACTCCACTTCCAGACGGTGTAATGTTCCCGGGTATTGCGGTTAATGCAACTGATTATAATTCATCACTTCGGGAAACTGAAACAGAACGAATTAAAAAGACTATTGAAATTATAGAGTTGCTTCCAAAAACTGAACAGATTATTGTTTGGACAAAACAGAATGATGAAGCTAAAAACATCTATAAACAATTAACTGCACTTGGTTATGACTGTCGCAATGTTCAGGGTTCAGACTCCAATGAAAAGAAAGAAAAAGACTTACTTGGATTTGCTCACAATGATTTTCAAATATTAATCACAAAACAGTCTATTGCTTCTCAGGGATTAAATTATCAAAATTGCGGAATACAAATATTCGATTCGATTGATTTTAGCTTTGAAGGAACTTATCAGGCGATGAGAAGATCGTGGAGATTTGGAAGAAAGGAAAAAGTAACTTGTTACATGGTAACTACCGACCGGATGATTAATGTTCTGAAAATATTACAGGATAAGCAAAAATCATTTGAATCAATGCAATTAAACATGGTCAAAGCTGTAACTAAAAATTTAAATAATAAACTAACAAATTATTCAATGAACTCAGAAGATTTAAAATCAGATAATTTCTGGTTAATGCGTGGTGACTGCGTACAAAGGATTAAAGAAGTATCGGACAACTCAGTTGATTTAATTGTGTTCAGTCCTCCGTTTGCAGATTTATACACATACTCGAATTATATTGAGGATATGGGCAACGTATCGGGATATGATCAATTTGTTGAACAATTCAGGTATTTGGCTAACGAACTTAAAAGGGTAATTAAACCCGGACGTATTATTGCAATTCATTGTATGAACTTACCTACTCAAAAAGGTAGAGATGGATTTATCGGATTAAGACGTTTCCCTGACATGATCAGCGATATGTTTGAATCAATCGGTATGTTTTTACATTCAGATTTTACTATCTGGAAAGATCCACTTTTGGCAGCTGTACGAACAAAAACAATCGGATTAGCTCATAAACAGGTTACCAAAGATATGAGTATTATTCGTGCCGGAATTGCCGATCGTGTACTTTGTTTTAAGACAAAAGAACAGAACGAAGTGCCGATTCAGTTGGATGATATCCGGTTCACTTATTACGTTCCAATGCACCAATTCGATGAGTTTCCGAGAGATGTTAACGGATTCAATGAACATTGGGGATATGATCAGGAAAGTAAATATTCAAAAACAGAACAGTACTCTCATCAAGTTTGGCAGCGTTACGCTTCGCCTGTTTGGATGGATATTGACGTAACAAATACGCTTCAATGGATGAACGCAAAAGCAAATAACGATGAAAAGCATATTTGCCCACTTCAATTAGGAGTTATTGAGCGCATTATTTTGCTGTATTCTAATCGTGGAGAAACTGTTTTAAGTCCTTTTGGTGGTATTGGTTCAGAAGGTTATCAGGCTCTTAAAATGGGCAGAAAATCAATATCAATCGAGTTAAAAGATTCTTACTTTGAAATTAATAAAAGAAACCATTTGACCGCTGTTGAGCAAAATGGACAGTTATCAATGTTTTAAAACTCAAATATGTAACCAAACCAGAACAATGACCAGATAAGAAGCAACTCAATTCGCCTTGAAGTCACTTTTCTATCTGGTCATTCGCTAAAACTTTAAACATGAAACAAAAAGATAAATTAACCAAAATAGCCAGAATATTAATAAATCCTGACTTATCAGAAGATGAAAAGTTAGAACAAATCAAAGCTATTTGTTTGATCGAAGTAAAATCCAGATTGGTACCTGTTAAAGAGTTTAAATATCGTATTGATCAGGTCGAGGATCGTATTAAGAAAGAATCAGGATTTACGGTCGATCAGATTAATAAATTAACTGGAAGGGAATGTATTTGGCGACAAATGGCGCATTATATGGCATGGAAACATACTAATCAATCATTAAAGGCAATCGGTCAGTATTTCGGCAAAAAGGATCATTCAACCGTTCTCAATTCAGTTAAGGTAATTAGCAACTATTTAGAAACAGATCGAACATTCAGGGAACAATATCAGGACTTTTTAAATAACTAAAATGGAACAGATATTATCGGAGTTAATTAAAGATAATCCTGTAATAATTGAGGTCGAAAAACTACCAGATTTTTATAAATTTACAATGGCTCAAAAAGATTACTATTCTTTTCGATATGAGTATATTGATCAATTAGTAAAAATCACTTTAACAGGAAAAGACATAATAATAAAAGTCAATGAAAAATTACACTAAAACTTATTACCAGTTTTTTAAATATGATCTATGTGATTTTATACATTGCGAAATTTGCGGTAAAAATTCAACTGACATTCATCATATTTTAGCCAGATCACAACGAAAAGATTTAGAAAATGACATTATTAATTTAATGGCAGTTTGTCGGGATTGCCATATTGAATATGGAGACAAAAAACAACACATCGAATATTTACAAAACATTCATGCAGATAAAATTAGTAGGGTTACCAAAGATAAGTCTTAACGATTGGTATTCCGGTGGTCATTGGTCTAAACGCAAAGCAATTAAAGATAAATACTATTGGATCATAAAAAGCCAGTTTAAAGACGTTTTAAGCAAGTCTAATCAATATCATGTATCTTATTCATTCTATTTCAAGTTAAAGCCTTTAGACGCTTCAAATTGTTGTGCTATGATAAAACTCATTGAGGATATATTATTTGAAGATGATAATTATAAAATAGTCAAGTCAATTAAAATTGAATCAAATAAAAGTAATGAAGATTTTGTTTTAATCGAAATATTATTTTAACTTTGAATATCTGAATTTAGGTATTACTGTATTTCATTTGTAGCTGGAATTTTAAAGGTTTCAGCTACTTTTTAAACTAAATTTGTAATAATTTAATGAAAGCTATAAAGCAACGCATAAAAGAAAAAGGATTGAAAACTACATGGATAGCTGAACAATTAAAAATTAGCCAGCCTTCATTATCTTTATATTTGAATGATAAAAGAACTATGCCACACGATTTAGAAGTAAGGCTAAAAAAGTTACTTTATTCATAATTTTTTTGATTAAAAAGTAATAAAATTATTACACTATGATATACCAATTAAGACCATACCAACAGGAATCATCAGACAAAGCGATTGAATTTTTTCAGTCGAAAAAGAAAAAAAATGCAATTATGGTTCTGCCAACCGGATCGGGGAAAAGTCTTATTATTGCTGAAATAGCAAATAGATTGAATGATAATGTTTTAATTTTTCAACCTTCAAAAGAGATTTTAGAACAGAATTTTGATAAACTTCAAAGTTACGGAGTACTTGACTGTTCAATTTATTCAGCCTCATTTAATTCAAAAGAAGTTAGCCGAATAACATTTGCAATGATCGGAAGCGTTAGGAATCATCCTGAATTTTTTGCTCATTTCAAATATGTTATCATTGATGAATGTCATGGGGTTAACTCCAAAAATTCAGATTCAATGTACAATCAGTTTTTAAGCAATTTAGATTGCAGGGTACTTGGACTTACAGCAACGCCATATCGTCTTTCATTTGATAGATTTGGCGGCTCAATCCTTAAGTTCATAACTAGAACCAGACCACGTATATTTTCAGAAATGATTTACCATGTTCAAATTAAAGAATTGGCAGATCAGGGGTTTTTATCGAAGATAGAATATTATCAGATCAATATTGTTGATCCTTCGAAACTTCAGGTAAATTCAACCGGAGCTGATTATACGGACAAATCAGTACAAAAACATTACTCAGACATTGATTTTAACCTGAAATTAAAAGAAGTCATTGAACGACTCATTAAGGCTGGAAGAAAGAATATTTTAGTATTCACACGATTTGTTTCTGAGGCTCAGGAATTGTCAGACTATTTTAATGGATTGGCTGAAATGGTATCAGGCGAAACACCGAAAAAAGAACGTGAACGAATACTTAATGATTTTAAATCAGGACAAATCAGAATAGTAACAAATGTCGGGGTTTTGACTACTGGATTTGACTTTCCGGAACTTTCAACAATCGTACTTGCACGGCCTACAATGTCGCTTGCTTTATATTATCAAATGATCGGTAGGGCAATGAGGCCGCACGAATCAAAATCAGCGGCATGGATCGTAGATTTATGCCAGACATACAAACGTTTCGGAAGGGTTGAAGAATTGGAATTAAGGGCAGAAAAACCGGGTATTTGGGCGATATTTAGCGGAAACAAACAACTTACAAATTCATACTATGGCGACAGGTAAAAAATCGTTTTTATTATACGCTGATTACATGACAGTTTTTAAAGAATTAACAGATGAAGAGGCCGGAAAATTAGCTAAAATTATATTTGAATATGTCAATGATTTAGCTCCAATAGTTGAAGATAGATTGCTTAAATTAGTATTTGAACCAATACGACTACAATTAAAAAGAGATTTAAGTCATTGGGAGTCAGTAAAAACAGTTCGTTCTGAAAATGGTAAAAAAGGTGGAAGACCATCAGAAAAAGCTAAAAAAGCTAATGGTTTATCAGAAAAGCTAATGAAAGCTAAAAAAGCTGTAACTGTTAATGTAAATGATAATGTAACTGTAAGTGTTAATGAAAAAGAGAATGTAATAAAAATAGATAATATATCTAATTGGAAAAATGATTTTGAATTTTATAAATCTGAACTCAGAAAGGAATATAAAATACTGATTAATGATACTGAGTTTATTTCAGAACAGGAAAAATTCAATCCCAATGTGGATATAAAACTATCAATTGAAAAAGCCTGTACTAATTTTTGGGCAACAGAAGCCGGATGGAAACATAAAAAGAAATATAGATCAAAAGAACTTGACTGGAAATCAACTTTAACAAATGCAATTTCGATGAATAAAGTTTATAAAAATACACCGAAAGGAAAACAGCTATCATCACAACAGGATTTATCAACCATGAATTATACAGAAAGGCCATGAAAAAAATTGATAACAACGAAGATTTAAAGATTTGTTTGAGTAGTATTTTAAAAAATAGATACTCATTTAATCATGATGAATTTTTATCTTTAATTCCAGAATACTTAAAGGAAATGTTTAATGATGAAAATTCTGTTTATCCAAAACATTTAACAACTGATTTTTTTAAATTATTGTTTATTAATAGCTTGATTAATTCAAACTCTAAATTTACACTTGATAAAAATTCAGAAAAAATAGTTAATAAAATATGTGAATATGCAACAAGAAACGAATTATTTATAACCGATGAATCGGTAAGTTTTGAAAAAGGAATATTGTTAATGGGTAAAGTTGGATGCGGTAAAACATTATTGTTTCAAAGTTTAGTGAGTGTTATACGGACTTTTGCAGGCATTAAGAACGGTAAAATTGAAAACATGGATGCAAATTTTATTCCGGCATATTCGATGGTTGAAATGTTTTCTATTAAGGGATATGAAATGTTCGGAAATGAACTTTATTTCAATAACAACAAAGTTACATTAATGTCAGATGGTTTATTTATTGATGATATTGGTTCTGAAAATATTGTATCAAATTTTGGAAATACAACAAATGTAATTGGAGAGTTAATTTTGAGAAGATATGATAAAAATAAAAAAACATTTGCGACTACAAATTTAGACCCTAAAACATTAAAATCATTTTACGGAGATCGCGTTTATAGCCGATTAAATGAAATGTGTAATTTTATAATTGTTGACGGTAACGATAGGAGAATTTAAGATGAATAGTTCGATTATAAAAGAAGTTTGTAGTTTGTCAGGATGTACGGAAATTGAAGTTAAAAGCAATTCAAGAAAAAAGGAAATTATCAGAGCCAGACAGATTTTAATTTCATATAACCATTTAATCGAATTTAAGAATCAGGAACATTCAGCTAAAGAGTTTAACCGAAATCATTGCAATACTGTTCATTCAATTAAAACAGTCCAAAAAGACTATAAAACGAATAAGTATTACCGTAAATTATTTGGCGAATTTCTTGAAGCGAACAAAAAGATTATTACTCACAAATTCAGAGTCTAAACAAGTTGATGGATTTTAAACCTAAAAATAAATGATATGAGCGACATTTTAAAAGAAGTAAAAGTTAAACACGTTAGAAAAGACCACGAATGTAATGCTTGTTTGTGGCTTGATGGTATTGGAAGTACACCTGAATCAATATTTGATCAATTGACTTTAACTGATGAAGAAAAGGAATCA